TAGCTATCATAGGTTGTACTCCAATACCTTCAGGATTTAAATCTAATAAATTATTATCGTATGTAAAAGAAACATTATCTATAGCTATTTTTGTGTGATAAAAATCACCAACCCTTAAAACACATATCGGTGGTGCACCAAATGATGTATTTTTAGCATCTACAGACCTATTTAAAGTTCCTCCTCTATCAACAACTGTTGGTATTGTAGCACCAGGTCTAACACATTGATTTAAAAAAGTTAATCTACTATTTAAACCTTCGGGTGTAATACTATGAAAACTTGGATGGAAAAATTTAAATTTTTGTTTTAAAGAATCATAAATAAATTCATTTTCTTCTTGTATCATATCAAAATAATCACATTCTGTAACCATTTTTTGTAATATCTTATTAGCGATTTCTCTTCTAGTATTTTTATCTTCTTCAATATTTAATTCTTCTTGTTGTGATATCGGTCTAATTCTTTTTCTATCTATAGGTGGTTTTGGTTCAGGTTCTGGTTCAGGTTTTGGTTTAGCTTCCATATCAATGTTAGATATTGTCACATATCTACAACTAGCTGCTGGAGCAGAATAAACAGCTCCAACTTCTCCAGCCTCACCAGTTCCAGTTGTCGCAGAATATAAAACATTATTACAAAATTCTTCACCTAAAGCTTGACCATCTGGTATATTTAAATCACCACTATCAATGTAAGCTGAAAATGCATTTTTCCCATCTATTTGATAGTTTTTAAACATTTGTTTCACAGAATCTAATCTTCTTTGTGATAATTTTTTGTTATATTCATTAGTAGCGATAGAACTAGCTGAACCATTAAAACTCAATGTAACAGTATGTAATCCCGAATCTAATATTGTTTTTAAGTCCCTAGCAAATTTAGGCCAAACATCTTGATATTCATTATAAGCTACATTATTGAAAAAATTACTTAATCCTTCTTTTTGTGAATCAACAGCTCTATCTATTTGTGGTTGAAATGATGTTCCTCCAGGTACTAAATATTGTCCAAATGAAGACATACTCCCTTCCGCACATTCAACATAACTAACAGTTGATGTAATTCTAGATGTATTTGGGTCTGGATAATCGTTATCAAAATAAAATGTTAGACCTGGTTCTAGAGTTGGTAAAGTTACATTCTCTACTTCTTGTGGTTCTTCTGTCGCTGATTCATTTATAATTTCTCTAGTTGCTCTATCTGATAAACCAGGTGTGTTAAGTTGTTCGTTTAAAGATTGTAACTCATTAACTGAAAATTGTTTCCATTTCCTAGCTAAATCAAATATGTCATATCTTTTACACCCAGCAAAAAATGAATCTACTATAGCGTCAGTTTGTTCTGGTCCTAATTTTTCTAATTCTTTCCTAACTAATAAATTAAGAATACTTGGGTGGTCAACAACTATTTTAAATCTTAAACTACCAGTTCTATTTGTACTATTGTAAGTATATATTGGTTCTGGTCTACCTAAAAATGTGTTTTCAGTCCAATTAGCATTACTAGATTCATCAACACTTAAATCATAAGGTGGAAACCACATAATTCTACCCCCATTCGGACCTTTTTCACACGATGGTAAATCATCATATGTAAATCCAGGTTCACCACTAGTTCTCCAAGCTAAGTTCTCTATTGAGAACATATATTTTTTAACTTTACCATCAACAATATTACTTGAACCTTTTCCAGATTCATCAGTTCTATGTGGAGCTATATTTAAATTAAACGGACTATCTAAAACAGAATAAGTTTCTTTTCTGTGGTTAGTATTAAATCTAACCATTCTATCATAAGTGTAATAAGGTACGTCTTTAGTCCATACTCTACAGTATTCTCTTGCTTCTTCAACACCATTTCCACTTGTTGGGTCTGTATTTACAAATCTTCTAACTCTAGAACCTTTAGTCAATTCTTTATACCCATCATTAAATACTTTACTAACTTGGTTCATAGCGTGTGAAACTGACTTTAAAGCCGCTCCACCTTTTGGTACTGAATCAATAATTTGTTGTGTTACATCCATCAAACTATCTTCTCTAAATGAATAGTTTGATGATTTTGTCCTATCGTAATTATTTGGTGTTTGATATCTAGTAGTATTGTCTGTTGACCCTTCTGGTCCTTGTGTTGCACCAGGTTCTTGTGGTCCTATTCTATTGTTATTTGCATTATTATTAAATAAAGATGGGATACTGTTTAGAAAACCACCACCAGGTGTTTTATTAGTATACCAAGTAAAACCAGCCGCCGTGTCACCTTGATTAGTATAGGTCCTACCTTTCATACCAAAATCATAATCGTTTTGGTCAAATTCTTTAGATACTGCGTCTGGTCCAAATATCGGAACATAATTTTTACCAGCATATGTGTTTTCTGGTGGACTTGTCATATCAACAATCCTATTTCTAGGTCCACCAACATACTGTGGTGGGTTAGGTGGGAAATTACCAAAACCTAATATTCCACCACCTATAAAATCTATAGCTTCACCAAATCCAACACCTATAGCTGTCCGTGCTTGTTCACCCTCACCATATTGTGGACCATATTTATTATATCTAATAGCTTTAAATAACCTGGATTTAGTACCATTACCAGTATACTCTAAAAATCTTTGTGATGGTGATTGTCTTCTTCTTTGTATTCCTATTAAACTTCCTAATATACCCGTAATATCTGAAATAACTTTTTCAACTCCGTTTGAACCTCTAGGTGGTTCAAGTTCAAAGTAATCACCAGGAATATAAGAATAAGGTACATAAACTCCGGTAATTCTTGATACAAAATCTAATCCTTGACCTACAATTGATTTAGGTTGTGTTATTGTATTATCTCTTTGAATTAATGGTTGTCTACCAGTTACAATATCTAAAGCGTCTATTGGGTCTTGTAAAGCATCAACAAAACTTAGTCTGCCTATGGTTTCTTGATATAATTCTTGAGCTATCCGTTCTTGAAATTCACTTCTTAATTGTATTGCTGCAGCCTGTTGTAATGGACTATCTTGTAATAATGTTTGTGATAATAAACCTTCAGCTGATACACCTAATAGTATATCTATTGGTGAATAATATCTTCCTACTGTTCTAAATGGATTTTCACCAAATAAACCAGCTCCAGTTTCTGGTGCTGTAAAATTAGGGTATTCACCTTCATTTACTTTAGCTACACCTTGACTAGTAGTATATATGTTTATAAAATTTGAATAACCACCTTTTGGGCCATAAGCGTTATTTAAATAAAGTTTATCTAAAAACATCTCAGAATTTTCTTCAACACTTGGTTGGTCTATAACGTCTTTAACACTTAAAGATGTAACAGAATATGTTGAATTATTATATGTACCATATGGTCCTATCCCTTCTGGATTTGGTAAATTTTTGGTTAATAATAAATCTCTTAGAGCTTTAGTACCCGAAAAACTTAATTGTGAAAAATTGTTATTTTGTGGAGAACCCGGCATAATTCTTTATTTTACTATAAATATTCGAAAAAAAAATTATTAGCTATTCATATTCATATTTGGATACCTATTCAAATTTGGGTATCTAGCTAATTCTCTTTCATTATTCATATCGGGAGCTGTAGTTAAATTAGTCTCAATTAATGTAGCTTTTAAATTCTGCATAAATAAAGAATTACCTATTAATCCTCTCCAATTGAAATCACCCATGTTTATTCCATTTAATTCAATTGGTATTTTTGTAGGTAACCCTGTAAACTCTACCTTAATATTTTTTTCTGGCATATTTGTTGTATTATTAACTAATGAACCTAAATTTGCTCCTCTAGCTCCAGCGGTTAAATCAACACCACTCACAGTGTCATTTACTGAAGGTATTATAAATCCATCGTTAGTTAAAACAGCTTTAGTTTTTCCTTCTGGTACTGTAAAATCATTTGCATTTGTACCATTAACATTTAATGTATTAACATCAAAGTAACCTTCTTGTAATTGAAAACTACCCTCACTCATTTCTGTAAAATTATTTAATGCATCTGTAAGTCTACCAAAAAGAGTACCTGTTAAAGCTTGTGCAACATTACCTACATCAGCTGTACCTTCAGTAATATTTTCGAATTCTGTTCCAAAAATATTTTCAAAACCACTTCTTATTAATGAACCTACAGAATCACTTAAATTACCTAATTCATCAGAACTAAAAGCTTTATTTATAGCTTGACTTAAGTTTGTAGATATTTCTGATACATCTAAACCTTCCATAACACCACCTAATAAAGCGGCATCTAAAGCCTTTGTATTGTCGTCTATACTTTTTAAAAATCCAGTTTGTTCTGCCATCAACTCTTTTTCTGTCATTTGTTGTTGGTCTTGAACTTCTTTTAACTTATCTAACTGACTAGCTGTTAAATCCTCTATTTCTACCGCTTGTTCTAATCCAGGAACTTTTATTTCATATTTTCCAGTTTGTTGATTTAAACTAGCCATGCTAGTAACAAATTCCTGCATGTCTTCTCTACCTTCTAAATCAAAAGAAAACTGATTTTGTACTGCTTGGAATTTAGTTTGTAATTTAATCATTGACGCCAACTCCTCTTTATTCATACCTAGTGCATCTGCCATAGCACGTAGTTGTCTTTGAGCTGTAGGTGGGAAAGATATTTCTCCAGTCTCTTCATTAAATACTGCTAGTTCTTGACCTGCTTGTACTAATGAGTCTTGTAATGCCCCTAAATCATTTGTAGCCATGTACATTAATTTAAATGGGTCGGCTAAGTCTCCAACAGCTCCACCAATTACTTGTAAGTTAGCAGCCAATTCTATAGCACCTTCTGGGTCCATTACTTTTTCAGCTAAAGTGGCTGTTGTCGCCATACTAATACCTAATTTTTGTGCTTGTGCAGCCATTTTTGCAAATCCTCTAACACCATCAGAAAAATTATAGGTATTCATCATACTCATATTTTGACTTATGGTATCCATGAATTCACCAACATTTAGACCCATTTGTCTAGCTACATTAGCCATTTCATTACCTTTGTCTATAGCTTCACCAACTGAAAGACCCATTTGGTCAAAATGTGTAACCATTCTAGCTGTTTGATTAGTTGTCAATCCGATAGCTTCTGTAAATATACTTAATCTAGATATGTCTTCATCAGACATTAGTACGTTTCTACCCATTTCTTGTGATAATGCATGCGTTGTTCGTAAAACATTATCTAATGAAACACCATATCTTTGAGCTTCTATCGAAGCTTGCATTATTGTTTCATTTTGCATTTGTTGTAGTTGACCTACTTGACCTAAATCTTTAACTATTGATTTTCTTATAGTTTGTTCTTTTTCTAAAGAAGCGACAGCTATGTTAGTAAGTGAAGTAAGTGTTGATTGTGCTCCTTCAGCTCCCCTAATCGAATCTGCAAGGTCTGTCCATAACGATAAATTTTTAGATATTGTACCAGTTAATTCACTTTGACCTTTGTTAAAATCTGTTGTTGAATTAGCAGCACTACTAGTTGTGGATTTAGCTGCACTATTCCAACTATCCCATACTTTTTGGTCAATATTTACCTTTTCTAGTTCCTCTCTTTGATTAACAGTTAAATTTTGCCAATTAGTGTTGATTGGTGAAGCATTAAATCTAGCCATGTTCTTTTTCTATATAAATAGATTATTAATGATTTTTAAAGTCTACGGGAACTATTTTTTTGTTTTTCAACCGCTTCTTTTTTCTTTTCAAACTCTTCTATAAGTTTGTTAAGATAATACCTACGTTCATATACTGGCATTAACATTAAGTCTTTATGATTGAAATTTGCAAATTTTACTAAATAATAGATTTCATCAAGCACACCTTGCCTATACTCCGAAGAAAGGACGAAAAAAATGGGCACCAAGAACAACCGAAGTTGTAACCTCTTCTCCCGATGGTGCCCTAACTGTTACTTTTAAATCCAACCCAGGTTCATTATCTTTAACATAATTTCTAAACTCTTGGGAATCTTTTATTGGCATTGACTGAATCATTTGTGCTAAATTACCTTTATCTCGTTCACCTTCTATTTCTTGGATTAAATATTCTAACCTTCTTGTTACTTTTGGTGATATTCTTCCTTCATATTGTGAATCAATATTAGCTAATTCAGTTTCTTGTGTTGAACTTAAGAATTTAAATTTAATTACTTTTTTTGTAATTGGTAATGTGTATGTAAATTCACCTTTTTCATCAGCCACTAAATTAAACTCTTTCATACTAACATTACTTAAGTCATGACTGTGTGTAAATTTTTGTTTTGTTTTTGGGTCTGTTAATGTGAATTCATAGGTGGAACCAAAAGCTGTGTTTCTTAAAAATATTAAAATAGCTTGTTTATCACACTCTAACATTTCAGAAATATTAACATCACTACCTAGAATTTTTCTTCTAAGAAGTTCATCAATAATATTTCCACTTTCAATTATGTTAGGTGAACTTAGTAAATTTTCATCAGATGCTGTTAAGTATGTTACTTTAACCGAATCCAACTTGTTTCTATAAAACATACCTTTAGATGGTAATTGTACTACATCGTATGGTATATTAGAATAAGATGGGTCTGCGTATTCTCTTGGGTCCATATTAAATTTAAAATAATCTTATTTATTAGTTTATAACGTATAAATAATAGATAAATAATTTTCTAAGTACATAGTTATAAAAAAAAATCCACACTTTTGTGTGGATTCTTAAATATTATTTTATTTTTAATTTTAGTAAACCAAAATACATCTGTCTGGTCTTAGAGTTGCTGAAATAGTAGCGATAGCATCATCACTATAACCTAAACTATCAAAATTTACATCTTGTAAAAATGTTCCTTGTAATATCCATTTTTCAACTACAACACCTGTAGGGTCTAACATTTCTAAATCAATATCTTTCTTATATCCCGCAGCATACCCCATTCTACCAGTAACGGACTCAGCGTGAAGTCTTACCCACTCCATTAAAGCTTGTGCTGCTGAAGGACCAATAGGGTCTCTAAACGTAACACTAATGGTGTTCCAAGTAAATCTACCTGCAACATAAGTAGATGTGTTTAGGAAAGGAATTTCTACTGCATTAATATTAACAGCAGGTCTAGAAGTACTCTCCACATACCATTCATTAATTCCCAAAGATGATGGAAATCTTAAAATAAACCTATTTTTCTTTTTAGGTTCATACGGTATGGGCATTTTCATTAATAAATCAGCCATGTTATTTTTTCTTTTTTGTTTTTCTTATTTACTAATAAATATATAGGATTTTAAAAATTGTCTAAATTAACCCTTTACTTTATTTTTTTAAATTTATATGCTTACAGCATAAGCCTTTTATATATAAATACATTAAAAGCTATTATTCTTTAGCGTACATTACAAATAATTTATTAGCTAAATATTCTGGCAAATCTCTTTTCAATAATTTCATTTGTTTAATATTCTTCATATCATCATCAATGAATACTATCTCATCGTATCTGTTTAACAGTTTTTCAACCACTTCAGCTTTTTTACCATAATCAGTTTCTGACTCTAATGTCTTAGCTCTATTTGTGTCATTAATTGCATACACATTATCTCTAGATAATCTATCTCCTATTGGAACTAAATTACCTTTACTGTCTCTATATGTTAAGAAATTTTTAAGTCCGTTATAAACAATATCTTCATTTGCTCTAGCTGTTAATATACCTATTTGATGTCCCATTTTTAAATAATCATCCATAACAGATAAGTTAGCAACAATTGGTTCTGCTTTTTCTATCGACATTTGTGTTTTTCTTGGGTCAATAAAATCCCTGTAATCGTAATATTTTTTTGTTTCTGGTGTTACTGACTCTAACCCATATTCATAAGGTGTCAGAGCTACTTCTTGTGGGTCTGAAGGTAGGTTTCTATAAATGTATACTCCAGTTGGTTTAAGTAATGTATCATCAACATCTAAAAGAATTAATCTATTAGTCTTAGCCAACTCATTTAATTGTTGATTAGTATACTCTTTTAAAATTTGTCTTATTAAATTCTTCATTTTAAATACTTTTATATCATATAAATATGTCTTACTGTCTTAAATTAAAGATTTGGTGTTAATTGAGTATATAATACTAATCCACATTATTTTTTATGAAAATATAAGTATAAAAAACATGAAACACCGTTCTTGACAACACATAACCACCTACTAAATACAAAAATAGTATTGACCAAATACTTTCAACTTGAATAAAATGAAAAATGCCAATCATTAAAAATATTATTATGTGGTTAATCATACCTGTAAAATGAAAGGCATCAGTAAATGGTACAAACCAACGACTACTACCCCAAAACTTTTCTCCTTGTTTAGGGTCACCGTTTTTCCACTTATTTCTCCAACTGTTATCTATTTGCCATGAACTTGGGAAGATATTTGTTCCCTTTCTAAAAGATAAAGTATCAACTATGGCTTTAGTGATTCCTAAAGCCACAGATAATACAAAATATAAGATAATATTAATCATTTCTCCAACCTAATATAAAAAACAACTTTCTTATAGCATTTCTGATTGGTTCATTATTTGATTTTGGATATTTTGATGTGCCAATTATAGTCAATATCCATCCTAAAGTTAATAGACTAAGCATTACGTAAAATAATACCTGAGCTACGTTTTGAACAGTTTCATTAACTCCATCCACCAAAAAACCTACGATTAATGGTGGTACTATGGTAACTAAAATAGTAAATAAAAACGTTCCAATAATTCCTATTTTTTCAAAAAATTTAATCATAGTTTTTAAAATTACTTTCTTAAACGTTTATTTAACTCTTTTTTTGTTTCTCTTAATATAAAATCTTTTTGAGCTTTAGACATATTTTTTATTTCTGAAATAAATCCATTTCCATCACTATAAAAACCTTCACCCGGCATTCTTTTTCCACCGTATCTTTGGTTATCAATATCAGAATAAACACCAATAACTTCAGAATCTCTACCATCATATTTATCTCTCATATAATTGTCGTAACCCATACCACCTTCATCTAAATCTTCAGAATTATTGAAATTTTCTGTATCAAAATCATCTTGATATTCAAAGTATGGTTCTAAATCTCCGTCACCAAAGTTCATTTCATCTAACATCTCTTCAGTATCATTAGAAAAAGAATTTGCAAATTCAGCTAAGTCCATATCTTCTTCTTCTTTATGCATTTTTTCTTCATAAATTAAATAAGATTCCATTAATCTTTTAAATTGTGATGGGGTTACTTTAACATTTTGTGGTTTATCACCATAAGTTGTTTTAAAATTAACGTTAAACCCTAAACTTTCTACTAATTTTTGTTTTTTATAATTAAGTTTCATTTCTTACTTTTTATATATTTTTTATTATATGTTCTCAAAAGAAGCTCCAGTAGGTGTAATCAAGAACTCAATATCTATAAATTCTAGAGACCTAGTTGGTTTTATGTAAATCTTACCTTCCAAAGTATTTTGGTCAATTAATTGTGGGTCATCAGAAAGAACAACTCTAAAGTCTGTTAATCCTCTTTCTCTTCTAATAGAATCTAAGATTGGGTTTACTAAATCTAAGAACTCATTTCTAACTTGTTCGTCATTTTGTTCGAAAAGTAATTTTACTGCTACAGCTGAAATTAATTTTCTAGCTTGTAACAACAATCTTCTAACATTAATTCTATCAAGAGCTGATTGTCTAGTTTGTAGAGTTTTATTACCCCATATAATTGTACCAACATCTGAGTAAGTTGCGATTGGGTTAATTCTACCAGCGTATAACGTATCTCTTTCATCAAGAGTAAGTTTCTTTCTAGCTTTAACCGCGTTTACAATACCTCTAGTGTAACCAGCTGATGCGAACCAAGGGAATGAGATATTATCTGTTAAAGCGATGTTTCTCATTACATCATAAGTAGGTGGTAACCATACTCTAGTGTTGTTTTCTTGGTCATTGTACTGTACCCATGGGTAGTAAGTAGCGGTGTAGTTAGAATCAATTCCTGTCAAATCTAAGTTATCTACCGCTTCAGTAGGTTGAATAATATTTGAAGCTATTGTAGCTCCAGGTACAAATAAATTGTAATCTGGTGTAGTTGTTACATATAATGAATCAGCTCTTTCAGTTTCAATCATGTCTATAGTCTCTTCAACTAAGTTACTATTATTAACATAATCAATACCTGGTGTAGCGAAAACATTTATGTTTACAGCTTCTGGGTTTCTAAAAGTTCTAATACCGAAGTAATAAGCGTAATAGTCAGTAGTTGCGAAGAATCCAGATTCACCCCAAGGAGTACTAGATAACAACTTAAATGAACCATCACCACTAGCGTTAGGGAATGTTGTAGTTGAACAAGCTCCATTTAAGAAACCTGACTTACCTCTAACATAGTTATCACCATTACTTCTTGATTTTCTATATATGTCCCAACCATCAAAACCACCATAAGGAGCCAAAGTAAATTTTCTAGACTGTAATGTGTAGTATGGGTCTTGTGAATCAGTTGGTTCTGCTCTAAACGTTGCAGCTCCAACAGCAAATTGGTCTTCAGTTGTTGTTCCTGTACCACAATTCTTACATTGTGTTGTTACACAAAGTTCACCTTGAGTACCTACACAAGTAGCTCCACTATCCATATGGAATCCTTGAGTTAAACAATTCCAATCTTCACCATCTGGGTCATCGCACTTTCTAGTTGGTGCTTGTTTTCCTTTATATTGGAAGAAATCGTCATCATAAGCTGAAGCCGCTGTGTCTGAAATACCTAAGTATACTCTTCTAATTTTATCACCCGCACTTATTGTTGTGTTGTCAGCTGATGCACTTGAAGCAAAAGGAGGATTCCAGATTATGTCTCCAGGTTTATTATATTTTGTTTTATAATATAATGTAGGACTTTGTTCTCCTAAATAATTTCTAGTTACATAACCTTCGAAACCACAAGGAACAGCATCATATCTATTTACGTCTGTTTCTTGTTCTGGGTCAATGTCAACCATAATATATCTACTCTTAAGTTCATACTCACCATTAGCTGTACCTATTTTAACACCAACAAATGAATTTAAGTTAGGGTTCATACTACATCTAGTATATCTTTCTAATACTACTGGTGAAGCATCTGTATCGTAGAAACTTCTAACTAATATATCAAATTCATTTCTTTCAAATGAAATGTTCACAATTGAAATCTTAACTTGAGTGTTAGCAGCATTTCCATCACATATTGAAATAAATCTAAATAGTTTATAAACTTTAGTACCTCTAAGTTCTGATACAACATATGGTGTTACTGGTGTTTGCCATTGTTCTTGGTAGAAACCAATGGTACCAGAACCGGGATTTCCATCTCTGAAAGAAGGTAAATCTAATAAAGAACAGTTTAATCCTTTAATATAACCTTTTTTGTATGCGTATGACAACATGTTAGGGTAAGCTTCCTCCACAAAGATTGGGACTTGTTCCATATCCTTATCAAACGGAGCTACACCGAATACTCGTTTTACGAAGTCTTTAGATGTTTGTGACATAGAAGTTTCAAATCTAAAATTATCACCATCAACATCTGTAACATCTATAGCAAATGTAGCAAATGGGTCAGTATTTACTTGTGAATATGTGTCACCTGTACAAATCATAGACACATCTGTACCTCCCGTTACTTGGTAAACTGGTCCACCAGAAGATTGTGTACTAACACCTCTAGAACGTAGAGTTGCTACAACTAAACCATTATAATTACAGAAAGTTTGACCAGTATATAAAGTATATGAATATCTTAATGCGGAAGCTCCCGAATATAATCCAGTTGATGCAGATGTACTAATATCTAATACATCATTTGTGTTAACACCAAAACTCATTGAAAATCCAGTATAATAATCTGTACCAGGTATAATATCAAAAAATCCATACAACCATGGGTCATTAATATCATTACAGAATACTGATGGTTTAGGGTCACATGAACTACCTAAAACAGAAGTTGGTGTAACACCACTAAATTTAGTTTGATAAGTATAACCTGAAGATAATGGGTCTGTCGCGTTTTCTAAGAAAGTACCTTCATATAGTGTATTACCAGAATTGCTGTCCCCATTATAGTTACAACCAAAAGACTTTTCAACACTTGTTCCCCCAGTCATAGGTAAGAAACAAGGTGTTCCTCCTGTAGCACAAAAAACATCATGACTTAAACTACCGTAATATGTTGACAACATACTAATAAGTTCAGATGAAATTGTAGTTGTACTACCATCTGTTTTTTGTAATGTTGCATTAATTTTCTCAGAAATAGGCCAAGGTAATTGTGATAACGGAGTAGTTGTGGTACTGGAATCAGTCCAAACACCGGT